TCCGGAATGGTGATGGCCAGAGACAGGCTGCGCGCGTCGGCTGGGAGCGCCGGATGTTCCGTCCACACACCGCCCGTCGCGGACACAGGGGGCTTGGCCCTGTGGCGCACGCTCAGCCGCGCCAGCCGCGCCGACAGGGACGGATCAATGTCGAAACTGACCGACAGGGTTTCTTCATCCACGGCCACCCCCACCAGCGACGGCGCAGGGACTGGGGCAAAGGGCGGGACCCCGGACGGGGTGTGGCCGGACGCGGGCGGATTGATCAGCGTGTCGGGCAGATAGGCGACCATTTCGACCCGCGCGGCGCGGGGGCCGGTCGGTTCGATGTCGCGGATAAGCCCCTCAAAACTGTCCTGTCCGGCAATGCCGACGATGACCAGATCATCCGGCGCGATGCTCACACCGTCGGGCAGATCATCTGCCAGCGTGAGCTGATCGGCGCGACCCGTTGGCGTGACAATCGGGTACAGCCCCTGACAATCGAGCCATGCGCCGTCTGCGTCCGAATTGATGCGGCGGTGGCGCAGCACGTAGCTTTGGGCAGGATCAAAATCATGCGCCGTATCGATCGCGATTACGCGCGCGGTCTGGTCCAGCACGCGGGCGCTCAGCACAGTTTCATCCAGCACCGGATGGGCGAGCCGGACATAATCGCCAAGGCCCAGCGTCTCGAACTCCACATCCATATCGCAGGACGCGATCAGGGTCCGCTCCGCCATCTGGGCCAGCAGATATTGGCCGTAGCCGTGAATGTCATCGGCGTGGACCAGGCCCGGCATCGGCGTGTCTTCGATCAGGGTCGCATTGCTGTCGTCAAACCCTTCGGCGTAGATCCGCATTGTGTCATCGCGGTGGTCATTGGCCGCATTCGGAAACACCACCTGCAACGCGTGGATCGGCGGCGCGAAGCTGCGGGTGAAACTAAAGTTCCACGCATTGCGCTCAGTCAGGATCTGACTCGGTCCTTCGGGACGCGGACGGTCAATGGCGATGCGGATCTGTCCGTTCTGGCGAAAGGTCCGGGCGCGGGCGACGCGGGTGATGGCGTCAAACAAATCGCCGCGCGACATGCCGCCATCGATCGGCAGGTTGAAGGTAAAGTCATTGTCAAAGCACCAGTGCCAGAAACGCGCCAGATCTTCGGCGTTGATCTCATCATCCGGTGTCGGCACCAGCGTGTGGGCGCCCTGCGCCGCTTCCAGCAGCACATCGGCATTATTGGACGTGCGGACCAAGTCGCCGTTCCAGTCCGACAGGGTCGCAAGACCGGGATCAGACGGCCCGTCATAGGTCCGGGCGAGACGGTGCAGCAGGCCGTTCAGCTCGCTGATTTGCCCCGACAGTTGGTCCGAGGCTTTGATCCGGAAGAAACTGGTCGCAAGGCGCGGATCGCGCACGACATCGCCGATTTGATGGGTCGTCAGGATGGCCCAGTTGACCGTGTCGAGCACGTCGGTTTCCGCGCTTTCGGTCGTGGTGCGGCGCACAGAGATGTCGAAGCGCTTGCCGGTCGGCAGGGCGATCGGAATGACGGCTGAGAACGGTTTGAAATCAGAGCGACTAAACACGCGGCCCAGCGACGAGACCCCCGCCGCGCCGAGGCCCGCAACATAATTCGGCCAAGCCGAGCCGATCCCGGAACTGAGAAAGCCCGACCGGCCCGTCCAGCCATAATCGATCGCGATCTGGTCCGCGAGCGCCGGATCATCCGTGCCCAGCGTGGTCCAAGCGTCGACCGTGTCATCATCATTGACGGCCCGAACCCGGACATCCACCCCGACTGTGACGGCTTTGGGATTGCCTTTGTCGTCCTGCGTCCCCAGCCCGCGCGGAAACTGGATCAGGATTTCGGCGTCCGCCGCATCCGCCGCCGTGCGGCGCGTCGTCCAGCCCGTGTCTAGCGTTGCGCCGACGGCGTCCTGCGTAAAATCAGACCGGATCAGCGTCGTCGGCGGCGCGTCCGGGGTCAGTTGGTGCTGGACCTGAATGCCGTCAAATTCACTGATCGGGGTTTCGCCGATGCGCAGATCTTCGACCTCGTAGGATCCAACGCCCCAGCAGACGCCGAAGCGCAACCAAATGTCATCCCCGACCACTTCCTGATATTGCTGCGTGATCAGATCCGGCGTGTAGCGGTGCGAGCCCAGCGTGATCGGGATCGCCGCATTTTGGCGCATCTGGTTGCGGGTGCCGGACAGGCTGTAGGTCGGATCGACTTCCTGCTTCGCCCCGTCACCCAGACCGGGCGGGGGGATCAGAGCATTAATCGCGAGGCTGGCGACCGCCGTGAAGCCTGCGGCGGCAATAGAGGCCGTGAAGCCGGAGCCAAGCGCGGCAATACCGCCCGCCGTGATCCACGTCGCGACGACGACGACGGCGATCAGCAGAACCGTGCGCAGCACTTTGCGGCCCGTCTCCCCGCGCGGACGCAGGGCGACCCGCAGGCGCTGCCCGGCTTTCAGGATTGTCGTCGCCCAATCCGCGCGCGGAACAGTTTCGCCGTCCAGCTCGACCACGGCGAAACTTTGCAACACCGGGTCGCGCAGGTGATGGCGCACGGCGGCGTCAATCGACTGACCTTCGGGCGCGCGCGCGACTTGCGCGGCAGTGAATTTTTCAAAATCAAGGGGGCGCATCAGGCAGCTTTCACACGGAGCGTGGTGGCGGCGGGCCAGTACCAGCCCGTCAGGCGGGAGCCTTTGGCCGTGCGGTAGTTGCTGACCCGGTCCTGCCGGACCTGTCCGCTATCCTGACAGGCATGAACGAACAGACCGCCTTCGGCGTACAGACCGACATGGACCGGAAAGCGCTTGTGCCGGACGATGCCGATGGCCAGTGGGCGGGGCTGGGCCAGCGCAATGAAACGCTGCGCGTCCACCGCGTCCGCCGTCCAGACCGCCACTTGTTTGTGACGCGCGCGGAGCTCACCCGAAACCTCGCCCGCGCGAAACGGCGACAGGTCAAGCCCGGCCTGTTCGGCCCAGACATGTTCGACGAGACCCCAGCAGTCGAACGCATCCGGCCCAGCCGCGTCCAATTCCCACGGTGACCCGATCAGACCAGACTGCCAGCCCACCGGCACGCAGAAAAACGGGAACAGACCAGCCATCAGTCGTGCAGCGCGGGCGTCGTTGCCCGGTCATAATTGAAACTGGAAATCGCAACGCGACTATCGTCACGGACCGCCAAGGTCGCCGTGATGTCGAGCGCGTCAAAATCAATCGCCCCGACCCGCAGGCGCGGGGTGGAACGTTCGACCGTGTCGGGGTCCCCGGACAGGACGATATCGACCCGGGCTTGAATATCGGCGTCCGCGGGCAGTAGTTTGATCGCCTGGGTGATGCGGCGATCGACATTATCCATCCGCAGACGCGGCGCCGTGCCCGCCAGACCTTGGGCGGGCGGAACGTAATCAAACCCCCACGCCAGATAAAGCTCGCCGTCGCTGATGATGTCTTCCTCATTGGCGACAAAGCGCAGGACGCCCGGGTCAAAGCCGTCAAATTCGTCAATATCGACAAAGTCAAAGTCGGCACATTCCAGCCGCAGCAGCGGCAACCAGACATCCGTGTCTTCGCTTGCCGTCATGGCTTCCAGCCCGGCGCGGGTCTTGGCGATTTTGGGCAAATCGGTCACGACACAGACGCCCGCAAGCTGGCAATCGTCACGGTCACGCGCATCCGCCCGCCCGGCGCGGGCACAGCGGGCGGGTAGGCGCGGCCATCATTGATCACAAATTTGGACGGGCGCAGCACGGCGGCTTCGGGCGGTTGCCAGTCAAACCAGAGGGTCCCATCGACAAGGGTCTCGCGCACCCAGACTTCGAACAACAGCCATTCCGCCCAAGGCAGATTGAACGGCACGGTGCGTTCTTCCCACGCCGCGGTTGATTTGGGGCGGCGTTTTTCGGAACTCCCCGGGTTGGACACATCGACATTGGCAGGCGGGCTGTAGGCGTAGCCATCGCGTAACACACGGGTGCCGGCGGCGCGGATATCGGCGGGGAAAGCGGGACGGGTCATGGGCGGGGGTCCGGGCGGGGCCTAGCTGTTCCGTCGGCCCGTCGTGGTCGGAAGAAGGCCGTAGCGATCCTTCAGCCGACGATCGCCGCGCGGGCCGGAAAAATAGCCGTCGATCTGTTGGTTCACCATATTGCCAATCATGATGCGGAGCTGGCGATTGCCCTGCGCGTCGGTGCTTTCTTCGCGTTTCACGGGTTCCCCCGACGCGTTGATGATTTCAACATGGACCTGCGGCGCGGACGGGCCCGCAGGCGCGGACGCGAACAGGGCCGACATGTCGATGACGGGCATGGGCGCAGCGGGCGGCATGTCAATCCGGGCTTCGACGGGGGAGCGGATGGCGCGGATCAGGTCGCGGTTATCGCTTTCCGAGAAGATCCGTTCCTGCCGGCGGACGACGGCAATGGTTTCGTCGCGCCCAAGACGGGATCCGGCCCCCAGCTGCCGTGTGCGTTTGGGGCGCGACGGGCTGTGTGTGCCATCGTGGAAGACGCCTGCGAGAACGGAGCCAATGGCGTCGCCGAACCCCCCGCTGCCAAAAATCCCGCCGAGAGCGTCCGAGCCTTCGAGGGCTTTTGAAATCACGTCGCCGAGGATCGACAAAGCCGCCTCCCCGAAATCTTCAAAGGATTTGATATTGCCGCGCAGCGCGTCTTGGATCAGCGAATTGACGCCTTCGAATTCACGGCCCGCAGCCGAGGCTTCGCGCAGTCCTTTTTCATATTTTTCAAGATAGGTCGCCGCTTCATCATCGGACAGGCGGTCGCCCAGCGCTTCGATAATCGCCTTTTCCGCATCGATCTTGGCTTGAATGACGGCTTCCGCGCCCATCGCCGCTTCGCGAATGCGCGTCTCTGCCGCGTCCAATGTCTCCCCAAAGCTGTCGCGTTCCAATTCATCGGTCAGGGCTTTTTTGCGATTGGCGAGGATTTTGGCGAAGTCCCCGTCCGAGAGTTTGCCCAGTTCCTGCAGGCGGTTCAGCTCGGCCAGTTCCTGATTATAGCGCGCCATCGGGTCGAGCGTGTCCAGCAGCGCGGAATTCAACTGCCGCTTGGCATCATCAACGCCGAGCAATTCATCCCGATAGGCCGCGAGCGCGGCCCGGACCTGATCATTGGACAGCGCGCCCGCGTCTTGCGCGGCTTTGAGTTCCAGCGCCCGCGCATTGAGCTTGGCCTGCATTTGCTCGGTCTGGGTCATCAGCGACAGGCCGACCTCGGCGGCGCGTTGTTCGATCACGACCTGCGCGCGGCCGGCGTCGGTCTGGGCGCGCACGGTGTCGGTGTATTTTTTCAGGGCGGCGTCCGCGTCGGCGCGGTCGAGGGTGCCACGGGCGACCAGATCATTCAGCTCGCGTTCCTTTTGCGCGACGAGGCCGGAGATATTGCCCAGCGTCGCCAAGACCTGCGCGGCGCGTTGGCGGGCCGCGTTGAGTTCATTTTGGGCGGCCGTGCGCTCCGCTTCTGTGGGGCCGCGCGGTGTGGCGGGATCAGCGGCAGGTGTTGGATCCAAGACGGATTGGGATCCGCCGAGGCCGAACTGCGCCCCGACCGCCGCGTCGGCCGCGGCAAGCCGCTCGCGCTTTTTGATCAGGGCATCCAGCTCACCCTGAGCCGCTTGGGCGCGCGCCGTAAAGTTGCCGAGAAACACCGAATCGCCGCCGAAACCTTCCGCCGCTTCATTCAGGCGGTTGACCTTTTGGGTGAGTGTGATGATTTCGTCGTCCAATCCTTCGGGTGGGAACAGCCCGACCAGAAATTCGGACGCCCGCGCCTTCAGCTGGGACCCTGAGAGGCCGAGATCAGACAGGCGCGCCGTCAGACGCAGGGCCGCAGCCTCGGCCTTTTGACTATTGGCTGTGATGTCCTGCGCCATCTGTTCATATTTTGGCAGCAGGTCGCCGGAAATGATCAAGCCTTGCGCCTTGTAGGCGGCGGTGGTGTCTTCGATTGATCCCTTCATCATCAAAATTTCACGACCCGCCGCGATATTGCCGTCGCCAAATGTTCGGACCAAGATCGTGTTGCGTTCCGCTTCTGTGCCCGCATTGCGATAGGCATCGCGGATGAGATCGATCCGTTGGGATGTGGTGGTCGCGAGGCGCACCTGTTCGACCAATTCAGGGTTAATCTGCCTCACAGCAGAATAAAACTCCCCCGTGCCAAGCGTGGCCTCTGACAGCGTCTTTTGCGCCGTGGCAAAGGCCGCGTCGGTCGAGTTTGTCGCGACGCCGAGGCGTTCCATTTCGAGGCGGAGGGCTTGGAACTGTTCCGGGTCGAGTTCCAGCTGCTCTGCCGTGCGGCCCATTTCCGCCGCCGTCATGATGAATTGCTCACCTGCGGCTGACATTTGTTGCAGGCCGAGGACGGTCGCGGCAAAGCCGGCACCCGCCACGATGCCAACCGGCCCGATCCCTTTGAGGGCCGAGCCGACGGGTCCGAGGCGACCGAGCATGTCGTCGGCGCTACGCTTGACGTCCCCCATGACATTGTCGACGGCTTTCAGGCCGGGCTTGGCCCCTTTCGCGGCGCGGTCAATATCGCGCAGGGCTTTTTTGCCAGCCTTACCCGCGCCTTCCAGCGCGGCGCGCACGCCTTCGTCTTTGGCGACGAGGCGCAGGACCATATCGGCTTGGTTACGCGACATTATTGCCCTTTCGAGAGATCCGCCGCGCCCATGAGTCCGCCCTGTTCAATGGCGTCGAGCAGGGCATTGACCGCCCAGCTGGGCGTGTCGGGGTCAATCCAGTCGGAGAGCTGCTGCCGGGCTTCGGTGCGGTTGAGCGACCAGCGCATCGGCGCGCCCATGGGGATTGACTGGAACGTCCAGCAGCCGCGACGGTCGGCAATGGCGAGCGCTGCGCGGCCCAGATCATCCGCGAGCGGCCAGTCAAAGCGCGGACAGCGCGAGCGCCCATCGGCGCAGAGGCCACCCGTGGCGCAGGGCGCACCAATGTCGACGCAGCCGTCACAGTCTAGGGGGCCGGTGCCGAGTTCGTGTCGGATCCGGCCCCGGATGGCTTTCCCAGCGTTTCCACCGTAAACACGTCCGCCAATGCCAGCTCGAGGAAGTCGTCCTGATAATCCTTTTGCCGGAACAACCACGCCAGATCCGCGCGAGTTACGGAAATCAGGCGGGGCGGGTCGATATCCCCATTTTCGACACCTTCAACCGTCGGTGAGAGGCGCAAAGCAAGAGCCACGGCGAAAAGGGCAGTTGAGAAAGCCCGCAGATCCCGTTCACCATTTGCGACGCGGGCGATGATCTCTGACAAACCCATTTCCGCCATGCCAAAATCGTTGGCCACAGCCTCTGCGCCAATGATTTGGACGAACCAGCCCGCCGCCGTTTCACGGGCGACGTCACGGTCCATGGAGGTCGCACGCGCAAATGTCAGCTTACCCGCTTCCGGCCCCTTCCCAATTGTTAGGACCGCCGGCCCTGCCGATGTCAATCGTACAGCCATTAGTAGCTGGCCAGCGAATTGATGAGGGTGATAGTCATGGCCGACCCGTTGTTGCGTTCCGCCGTGGCGGTCAGCGACAGTGAGCGAAGCTTGTCATCTTTGGCGGAATAGACGGGCGGGATTTTCGCCTGCGGCAGGCTGATCGCGATGGAATGATTGCCCGCCGCCGTGCCGGTCAGGGTCAGGGCCTTGGCCGTGTTTTCATTGTCGAACAGGGCGCGTTGCGCTTCATTGACGTGGCGCAGGCTGACCTGCAGCGAGGCTGTGGGGTCGCCGACGTAGGACGCGCCGATCGCGTCGCCGCCATCGACATAACGGTCCGTGCCGATATCGGCGGAATAGTTGAGCGTGGCCGAGAGCAGCCGCCCGACATTGGTGCCGTCCATCGCCACGGTCCAGGCCTTTTGCGGCACGAACAGACGCGTCGGCGGGGCGGTCGCCGCAGCGACGCCCGCCGTGATGGTCGCGGTCGGGACCTGCACCATGTCGCGGGCGACAGTGGTGAAGTCACAGACCTGTCGGCCACCGCCTTGGGCGATCGCCAGCGCGAGGCTGCCGACGACGCAGCTGTCGATCACGCGCGCGCCTTCCGGGTCCTGCAACAACAGCGTGCCGATTGGCAGTTGGGATTTGCCGGAGGTGAAGACATGCTGGTACCGCCCGCCCGTCAGATCGGTGCTGGTCGGCGCGCCGAGCAGATAGGCGAGCCAGAAGCCGATTTCATTGAGACAGAGATTGGTTTTGAGCGGCGGGGTGACGGTGATGTCGCCGAACACGACCTCCCCCTGATCGATCGCGCCGTCCACATCCGCGCCGCCATATTCGCGTTCTTGAATCGGATCGCGGGGTTTTTGTGGGTCGAAGTCGGTGAAGTGGAGCGCCTGCAGGCCGGTGTAAGTCGGCGTGCCGAAGGCGGCCTGCGGGGCCAAGAAAAACGCCGTTTCCGGGTCGCGCGGGAAACGGGGGGTCAGGTCAGCATCGGTGATGGGCATGGGAGGGTCCTTTTAAAACAGGCGAAGAGAAGGGGCGCGTTAGCGGGTCGGAAAGCCCGCGATGGCGCGGTCACGGGTCGTGGCGCGGCGGGCCCCTTCCGGGGCATCGCCGGGTTTGACGCGGCGGATCACGCCATCCGGAAAGACGAAATCGACAGGTTTGACGACCTTTGGGGTGGGTGTTTTTTTGTCAGGCATCGGGGGTGGTCCTTTCAGGTCAGGGGGCAGGTCAGGCGAACAGGGTCTGGGCGTCGAGGATGAGATCGACGGGGATGGAGGCGGACAGGGCCGCGCGGTCGCCGAGGTCAAATTGCATCAGCTCCACCTCACCGACCGACAGATCGAGGAAGGCGGGATCGGGATTGCGCTGCGCGGCAGTCAGAATGGCCCCGATCTGGCTCAGAACATGGTCGAACACGGGGGCGCACCAATCGGTCAGCGTGCCGGACGTCACGACCGACCAGTCAATGACGAAGGCGGGGAAGACTTCGGCGCCCGTGCCGCCGAGATAGGCCTCACCGGACAGTTTTTCGGACAAGACGGCGAGCCGTGTTTCAATCGTGGTTTCGCCGTCCCAGCGTTCATCAATCGGATTGTCGATCTTGACGCCCAAGACGAGCGGCGCAGCCTTGACGCCCGGCCAGTCCGCACTGTCGGGGGCGTAGGCCGCGCGCACATCGGCACGGCCGCCGAAATCATGGGATGACAGGAGCGCCGCGAGCGCCGCTTTGGCCGCGCGGCGCGTGTGGTTCGCGCCGGTGTAGGCAATGGCGGATGCGGGTGTGTCGGTCATACCCGCACCGCCGTGTCGCGTTCGGAGAGGGCCATTTCCTGTTGGATGTGGAAGGCCAAACGGGCGGGATGTCGGCGCGCGGCCTTAGCGAGAATTTTACGGCTGTCGAGACGGCGGCGGGCTTTGTGGGATTTGATGAGGGTGAAGACCGGCACATCGACAAATTCGCCTTTATTGATCCGCGGACCCTGTCGGCGCTTAAGCGGTTTGAGGGATTTCACCTTTGAAAGATTACCGGCTTCTGAGCGCCGCAGACGGGCGACCATCAGATATTGCCCTTTGGCCGTTCGCGTGAGCCGCAGGCTGTCATTGCCAAACCGTCGCCAGAAGGCTTCGATCTTTGTTTCCCCCATCCGCCCGCGCAGGTTTTCGGCGGGGCTGCCCGTGATGGGAATGGGTAAGAATTCCGAAAACTGCGGGCGAACCGTCGCGCCATCCGCATGACCCGAGGCAATCTTCGGGGCCTTTGAATAGATGAGCACACTGGGTTCGTAGGATCGTCCACCCTTTGGATGGACATCGGCCCGCATGGTGAAAGCAATCCGTTTGCCGAGGCCAGACTGCATCACGTCGCGACGCAGTTCCATCTTCGTCTGATCTGCCGTGACCTTTGATCCACCCGCCAAGCCCGAGATGTAGGCATTGGTGCGGGAGGCGAATGTCTTTTGCAGATCGCCGCGAATGGCGAGGTCAAAATCAGTCATGATCAGACGAGGTCCGCGTCCGCGACGTCCGGCGCGGCGGAGAGTTTGAGCAGGCGCTGATGCCCGCCGCGCCCGAAGGACAGCGGATCGGCATCGACGTCAAAGGCGGTATGGCCATCGAAGGTCCGGTCATCCGCCAATTCCAGCCGCGACCCCGTGAACGGCGCTGTCAGGCCGGTCAGGTCCGTCGTCTGGATCTGGCAGCCATAGCCCTTGATCCGGGCCTCAAAGGCCGCGCCGTCCACCCCCTCTTCCGCCTCTGACACGCGCATGATCACAGTGAGGCGGGTCGTGGTTAGATCTGATTGGATCAGATCGGCTTTGATACCGCTGTGTCCGTAGAGCACGCCGAGGTGGCGGGCGACGGCGCGGTCGCGAGCGGTGGGGGTGGACATGGCCGGAAGGGACCGAAGGAAACCGGGGGGCGCTTTATTCGCCCGCCGCCGCCTGTTCTTTCATAAGCTGCACCGCCGCGAGGCAGTCGGCCAGCGTTTCGGCCTGCGCCCCCTCATCCACGCCGTCATTCCAGCCGTCGATGAAGGTTTGGATCTTGGCTTCGGCGTCCGACAATTCTGCTCGCGCCGATGTCAGAGCAGCCTCATGGCTTTCCACCTGATCTTCGAGGGTCTTGATGCGCTTCGCGGCGGCTTTGGTGGACGCGGTCTTTTCGCTCGCAGCCGTGACCTCGTCCTGAGACGCGGCCTTGAGCGCCTTATTGACGGCGGATTTTCCACCTGCGTCTTTCAACAAAGCCATGGCGTGATCGTCCTTCGTCGCGCCTGCTGCGGCGGCGCGGATAATCGCGTCTTGATCCATGCTGTAGGTGATGCCTGCTTTGTAGCGCAAGTTGGTGACGGGATCGAACCAGGTGTCGATGATAGCGGTTTGCATGGGGGTTCCTTTCAGGAGGGGGGATGGGCGATGACAGTCTGAAAAACCCCGCCCACGCCGCGCGAAGGTAACGCGGACAGCGGGCGGGGTTTAACCGAATGTCGCCGGATGGCGGATTACGGCGCGGCGCCCGCGCGGACTTCGACCAAGACTTCTGGACGGTTACAGAGCGGGATTTTGCAGCTTTCCACATCCATCTCGACGCCGCGATCGCGCGACAACTCTTCGGCATAGACATGGATGGATTGCGTCGGCGCAAGATTGACGGCGCTCATCCGTTCAGGCGGGGCGTCATATTCTTGGAACGTGTTGATCGTCCCTTCGGGGAAAGCGTGACCCTTGCCCGCATCGATATAATCGACCGTCGAGCCATCGGCGCGGACGCCCTGCCCGGTGTAGCTTTCGAAGATAGTGTTTTCGAGGATGACCTGACGCTGGGCATTGGGGTTGCCCGCCGTTGCCCGCGACATTGCGATCTGATTGAGCGCCGCGGCGTGGCCTTCGAGATAGACTTCATATTTTGGATGGCGCTTAATTTTGCGAACGAAGTCAGCGGCCGCCAGAACGCGCGGCCCTGTCGTCACATCGCCATTGAGGTTTGTGGCAATATGATCTTCCAGCTCTTCGATCTTCGCAAAGATATCTGAGTTGGCATTATCGAGATCAAAGTAGATGATCTTCTTGGCGATGCCGAATTCATCGAAGAGATCATACATTTCATCACCCGTGCCCGGATCCATCACGACACCTTTGAGGGCGGACATGCGCAGGAATTCATGGGTTTCGTCATGCGGCTGACGTGTTTCCAAAAGACGGCGATTATAGGCTTCCGCCATACTGCGCAGCTGTTCCGGTCCAGGTTGAAAGGCAGTGAAGCCTTGAATGTCGGACGGGGTGAGTGTGTCTTCGGTTTTGAAGGTCGGCACGTCGAACGTCACGAAAGAATCTCGCGCGCGGTTCAGACGCTGCCCCGGCCCTTGGCGAGACACGGAGGACAGCAGTGTGACGCGGTTATTGCGGCGCAAAACGGTAACATTGGTTGTCGGAACGCCGCGCGGCGCGCCGAAGACGCCAAGTTCGCCGACGCGGGAATAGAGGTTCGGCAGGCGGTTAACCGCCGCGCCGATTGTGGTGACTGAGAAAGGGGCTGGGGTAGCGGGCATGATAGGATCCTTTTGGAAGTGTCGGGTCTATGAAAAGAGTGCGACCCGACAAATCGGATCGCGGTTGAGGGACGGGGCCGTTAAGCCGGCAGCCCGTCGACGAGTTTGATGCCCGCAGCGACCATCGCTGTTTTGAGCGTGGTCGTCTGACCCGCATCTGCGGGGAAGTCGATTTCCTTGGCGTTGGCCAAGGCTGGCCCGCCTTCGAGCGTGCTGATCGGGACCGTCGCGCCGGGCTGCACCTCGACATGCGTCAAGCAGAGGCCGGTGAAGGCGGCGGGGGTTCCTGTGTCAAAAACGGCCGGAGTCGCGCCGCCCGTCATGATCGTGCCGGGTTGAAGCGTGACGACGCTGGCGCCGCCATTGGTGAAAGTCCGATTTTCCCGGCTGATTTCAGGATTGGGATCGGATTTGAGCATCGCGCCTAATTCGCGCGGGGTTGTGCCTGTCGTGGTTTGCATGATGGAGTCCTGTATCTAGGGGGCTGAGTGATGGAGAGCGGGTCGCCTAGGCGGCGTGACCGGCCCGTTTGTGCATGGAGGCCGCGCTGGCGATCTGCGCCTGTTCAAAAGCCGAGACTTTCGGTTTCCCGCTACCCGAGCTGCCAATGTTCGGGTCGGGGACGCCTGCGAGGCGACTGCCGGTGGCTTTGCCGGAGGCGGCGAGGATGCGTTGGGCATTATCGACCGTCATGCCGGGGGTGATGGACAGGGCAGCGGCCTGTTGTTCGCGGCCATTGGCCTCTTTCAGGCCTTGGATCGCCTGGGCGGTGGCGGGGTCGATGGCGTCAGTTTTAGCCGCCTTGGCCGCTTTGCGCCGTTTGGGTTTCGCGGACGCCTGTGTGCCCGCTGTCACCGCCGCTGTCGCTTTGCGGGCGATGCGGGTGGCCACGACGCGGGCGGACGGGGCGTCCTCTGACTCATCATCCTCGGCGGCGTCCATGTCCTCATCCGACGCCGCTTCGACGGGTTCGTCTTCGTCTTCGGCCTCTTCCTCCATCGCGTCTGTGTCTTCGTCGTCTGTCATGGCATCGACGTCTTCGTCGTCCATGGCGGCGACGGTTTCGTCGGTTTCCGTTTCCACGGCGGCGGTCAGGGCCGTGCGGTCAAGGCCGGGGGTTTCGGCCATGGCGATAGACGCGGCAGAGGCACAGAGCAGCGCGGACAGAGAGGCGCGGGCACGCAGGGTTTTGATCGACATTGGGGTCTCCTTGGCTGTCGAGGTGATGACCGGAGACATTCCGGCGGGTGACGAAGCCGATTGATCCGGGGGATCAATTGGCGAGGAACCGTTCGGCTTTGCCGGACGGCGGCGCGCTGTCGGTCGGACAGCGGATTTGGGTTTGGACCCGCCGCCGGCCCCAGCATCAGCGGGCGCGGGATCGGCGGGCACATCATGCGGGCCATTGTCGGCAGAGGCTGGTGGGGTGGCGGCGAGATCGGCGAGACGCGCCAAAGCGGCGGCGCGAGTCATTTGGCTGTCGGCGAGGCCGTGGGCAATCGCGTCATCGGTCAGGAAATATCCGGCCTGAAGGTCGCGCACGGCATCGACAGTGAGGCCGCGCGCGATTGCAACGCGGTCAAAGAACATGGCCCCGAGCTTGTCAATTTCGGCTTGGGTTTCGGCCAGTTCCTGTTCACCCAGCGCCAGTTCGGGATGGCCGAAGGCTTTGCGGGTGCCGGTGGTGAAGAAATGGGTCGCGAGGCCTTTGTCGGCGTCGCGCGCGGAGGTGTCGAGACGGCCATAAATGACGCCGATCGAGCCGATCATGGCGGTCAGCGCGCCGTGCAGTTCGGTGGCGGCGCAGGCCACGGCGTAAGCGGCGGAACAGGCGAGCCCGTCGGTGAAGGCGACGATGGGTTTGTCCGCTGACCAATCGCGGATCCGGTCCGAGAGTTCAAAGCAGCCATTGACCATGCCGCCGGGGCTGTCGATATCGAGGAAAATGCCGAGGCAAGCGGGATCGGCCATGGCGGCTTCGATATCCGCCGTGATGCGGTCATAGCCATCGACACAGAGTTCGCCGCAGAGGATTTCGGCACGGTTGAGCAGTGGGCCGTGGATGGTGATCTGGGCGAGATAGGGCTCCGCCATCGATGTGGCGGGTCGCGACGCCAGTGGCAGGCGCGCCGCGGGATGGGTCGCCGCCAGCCCGGCGATGTCACCGGAGTATGCGCTGGCGGCGACGTCTTCGGGATCCGGCAGGGCGGACCCGATCCCGAAAACAGATTTCAGCAGCGACGGCTTGTTCGCCCCGCGGCGGTGGGCCCTGTCAGCGAGCCGTCCGGCGCGGTCCGAATAGGCCTGCGCCAGCATCGACTGCATTTCGGGCACGACGGGCGCGTGCAGCAGCAGCGGGCGGCCCGTGAGGGTGAGATGCAAAGGAATCGTCATCAGTCAGTGCGCCCATCGTTCGGGTTGGTGGGGGCGAGCGCGCCTTCGCGGATGGACGGATCGAGGCCGGCGTCGGCCATCATGTCCATTTCGTCGCGCATGGTGCGAATGCCGTCTTCAAAATCTGCGCCTTGGGACGCCCAGATGGCCGTGCGGGTCGTGAGCTGGCCTTCGAGGTTGAGCAGGTTGGCTTTGGCTTCTTTTTCCGGATCAATTTGACCGCGCGCGGGACCGATAAATTCGCCGCGCACCCAGGCCGCGGGATTGTCCCAGAGCGGGGCGCAGTGATCCGGTACATCGAGCAGGCCGCGGTCTTCGGCTTCGTCGATCAGAGCGAGCACGATCGGCACGGCGATTTGCGCGCCAAAGTCAGAGCGTTGGACCGCGACCTGTTGCCAGACTTCGTTGAACACACCGCGCAGCGTGGAATAGTTGAGACCGCGATAATTGCCCGTGATTTGGCCTTCGAACAGGCCGAGATGGGCAGCAGTGGATTGCATCATGGTTTGGTAGAATTGATCGAACGCGGAGGCGGAGCGCGGCACGGTGTTGAGATCCACACTGTCGCCGGGCATCAAAACGGGAATGCGGGTGCCTTGGAATTCGACAGGGCTTTCGGCGTAAAACGCGGTGCGCGCGTCCTGGAAGCTGGACAGGTTGACGCCGGAATTGTCCGACACGCCGAGGATTTCGGCGACGGATTGCGGATCAAAGCCCGACCGCACAAACGCGCCGAACAAGGCATTGATCAGCGCGGTTTGCAGTTCGGCCGATTTGTACTGGCCGATCATGATGAAGGTTTCGATCAGCGGGCCAAAGGCGGAGACGCCGCGCGCCTGCCCCGGCTGCGTGGTTTCAAACCCGTGAACGACGACCGGGCGGCCATAGGCGGCATTGCGGGGGACATAGTCCCAGATCAGCGTGTCGAGCGCATTGGTCGTGAAGTCACCGGGGTGGCCGCGTTGAATGTGATAGCCGATCGCCGCGCCGTCATCATCCAGCGCCACGCCTTCGCGCAGGTTTTTGGTATCGAACGAGCCGTTGGGATTGGACAGGCGGTCCGTATCGACGACATTGAGCGTGGTTTGCAGAACCGGGTTCCAGCGGTCACGCAGGTTGAGGACGCCGAGCGTTTCGCCCGCCGTTTTCCATTCGCGCCACATCAGGCGGAGCATCCCGCCAAAATCATGGCGGCGGGACAAATCGCAACGGCGCAGCGGATCCGTCGCCCATGTCGCGATCAGCCGTTCAATCGAATCGCCGAGGGTTTTGGCCTCGTCCTTGGTGATCCCGAGCGCGCGGGCATTGGGCAGCGAGCGGAAGCGCCAGCCGGAGCCAATGACCATGCCGACGGATTGGCGCACGCCGGTGGCGGCTTCGGGTTCGTCGCGGACCAATTGGCGCGCGCGGTTGGAAATCGTCTGGCGTTCCCAGCGATTGGCCGCATTGGCCGAGAGCGTGGGCGCGCGGAACAGGGAAAGTTCCTGCGTACTGCCGCCCGCGCCCCGGTGCGCGCCGCGCCCGGACATTGATAGTGCTGCGGCGTGGCGGGAGGCGGCGACGTCGGCGCGGGTCACGGCGCTGCCATCGGGCTTGATCAGGCCCGTTGGGGAGGTTGGGTTGGGAAGGGTCATGGCGGGTTAGCCCAAAATCCTATCGACGTCCCACCGGGCCTGCGAGGGGCCCGCGACGGCGGGCGGGCCGGATTGTGTCGGTCGCGGTTTCGCCCAACACGACCGCGCAAGACAGCGACCGATAGTCCGCTTCCCATTCGCGCAGCTGGGCTTCGATCTGGGCCACGGAGGTGTTGGCGAAGCGGGTGACGTCCGGCCCGGTTTGGACCATCACGGCCATATTGCCGAGCCGTTTGTCGGCCAGCGCCTGACGCGCGGCGGCAATGTCGGTTTTGAGCTGTTGGCAGGTTTCGAGCTGGCTCATGATTGACGATCCCCGCCGGATTTGTTCAGCGGTTGGGTCGCGCCTTTGTTCATGGCGATTTGTTTTTTCATCCAGTCCGGCATTTTGCGCCCGTCGCCGGCATCTTTATCGGATTGGCGCGGCAGCGGGGCGGGTGCGGTGGATTCGTCGCGCGCGAGCCGTTCGAGCGGGGTGAGGTCTGCGGCGGCGCTGTCGAGGGCTTCGCGCAGGAACAGCGTTTCCCAATCGTCCGACGTCATGCGGAACAGGCCGAAGTCAATCGCCATGGCGAGATTATAAACCGCGAGGTCCAATTGTTCATTGGCCTGGGCGCCATTGCGGACCCATTGTTCATGGTCACGGACTTTGTCGACGATCAGGGACTCCGCCGTCAGCTGCCGCGTGAATTCGCTATCGACTTCATCATGCAGGAAGAGGTGGAAGCCTTCGCCGACGTCGCCATTGTCATAGGCGAGCAGCGCATTGGCCAGACCGACATAGATGGATTTTTTGAGCAGATGGGTGTTGAGCAGGGTCAGCGGCACACGCATCGTCGTTTGTCCGTCGCGTTTGAGCCGTCCGCCCTTGCGGCTTTTTTGCAGGGGCGGTTCGAAGCGGGCTTTGGGTCCGGTCATGCCCTTGATGCCGATCACGTCCGGATTGCCGAGAATGAAGCGGTAGGCATATTGGGTGTCCTGCCCGCCCGTATCAGTCCCGAAGCGGCGCGCGGTTTGCGGACGCAGGTGTGCCGAGCCATATTCGCGCGCGAACACGGCGCGCAAGTCCCGCCAGCCCGCCGGTTGCATCGGGTCTTTGTCGATGATGCCGTGGTCGATACACGCCGTGCGCGGACCGGGGCCCCAGGCATAGGTTGCCCATTCGAAGCGGTCGCCCTGCAGGTCGGCGGCGGAGGTCAGGAAGCCCGCCCAATTGGGGACGATGGTGCGGCGGACGGGCGAGGTTTTGATATTGGGCGCGCCGCCCGCCATGGCGAGCAGTTTTTCATCATCCGGCGTGTCCATTTCCGCATCGTAGGCTTCGCCGAGGATCTGTTGCGTGAAGGCGATCATCTTGGCCGGGTTGCCTTTGGCCTGACGGTATTTGCGGTGGATGATGTCCCAGGTTGAAAAGGGCGAAATCAGCTGATGAACGTGGAAGGACTTGTCGCGGCCTTCGCAGTCGCGAGATGTGGCGGCATCAATCTGATCCGCCGGGATGACGCCTTTGATCCGTGTGTCGTCGCCGCCTTGATCTGGCGTGTCTTTTTTATCCGGAGCGGAGGCCGGAGCGGGATTGTCGGGATTGGCCGAGACGAATGTGGGGACCCAGCGCCCGCGCGCATTCATGGCGCGTTTGTGGCTGTGCCCGATCAGGGCGCCGCAGCAGGGCGGGGCCAGATCAACGCGGGCCGTGGTGCCCGATCCGGTGCGGGTGAGTTGCGAGAAGTGCGGGATGAACCAGTCGGCACAATGCGGGCATTCCCATGCCCAGCGGCGTTGGTCGCCCGCGTTGTAATGGTCCGTGACGCGGCAAGAGCCGATGCGTCCGGGCGTGGACGGGATGACGGTTTTGAGCGCTTCGCCGTAGGTCGTGCCACGGGCTTGGGCCTGGTCAAAGGCGTCGCCGCGATCATCATCGGGATCCGGCAGATCCCATTCAGAGATTTCTTCGCACAGGATGAAGCCGACTGTGATCATTTGCAGGTTGGCGGTGGCGTTGGCGGACGCGACCTGCAGGAAGCCGTCGCGGAATTTCTTGCGGGTTTGGGAACTGCGTTTTTCACCGTGGCGGGAATAGACGCGGCGGGCCAATTGCGGGGTCGCCGCGATCATCGGTTCCAGTTTCAGCTCGGCCCATTTGGAGGCTTCGTTATGGGTCGGCAGCACGGCGAGGATGCCCATCGGGGATTCTTCGATGATGCGGCCGATGGCGTTGAGCGCGACTTCGGATTTGCCGGATTGGGCGCTGCCCGGGATGGCGACGATTTGCGACGGGTCTTGGGGTCCGCAGGCGTCCATGATGTCGTTGAGGTAGGGCACGCGGTGCGGATCCCACGGACCGGGAAAGCGGGTGCCGCTTTCTGACGTCATGACGCGGGTGGTGCCCGCCCAGTCCGAAACAGTGGATTGCGTTTGCGGGATCGCGGCTTCGGCGAAGCTGGCGACGAGCACGGAGGCACAGACAAGGCCGGAGAGGATGCGGCGGCGGGGGAGCGTGAGCAGACGCATCAGGCGGCGGCCTCTAACAGCTTCGCCGTTTCGGTTGGATTGTCGCGCAAGTGGGCGGCGGCGGCGGTGAGATAGTCGAACCGCAGGCGCGTCGCCGTCGGGGCGTCGTCAGCCATTTCGGCGAGCAGCTCCGTCAGGGTGGCGGAGACGGCGAGCAGAGCCGCGGCGAAGGTTTCGCGGATGGCGGCTTGGGTCTGGCGTTTCTGTGCGTCGCCAAGGCCGAGCACGGAGATGACGCGGTCGGCGGTATCGGACAAAGCGGGACCCAGCAGGTGATCTTTCAGGACGGTGAAGGTCTCGGCGGCGGCGGCTTCGGTCTGGGCGAGGTCGACCAGCTCGCCTTTGGCTTTGGCGAGGGCGAGTTCTTCGCGTTCGGCCTGCGCGTTTTCTTTGCGCGTTTTGGCGCTGCGGGCGTTGTCGAGCGAGGCAGGGCTGTTGGGAGCGTCGGTGGGCGCGGGCGCGGGTTGGGGGTCGGTGTTGAGGTGCTGGCCGCGCTGGACCTCGCGGGTGAAGGACTGGCGGGCGGCGGCGATCTCGCTGAACTTGACGGCGCGGCGCTTGCCTTTGGGGTAGGTCGGCAGGTCGTGGCGGGCGATGTAGTCCGTGATGGCCTGTCGGCTGACTTTGGCACCTTCGGACACACTGAGCCGCTGGGCGCAGGCGGTTATGGAGATCAATGGTTCTGACATAAAGCGGTGGGCGGCGAAGCCCGGTGGAAAGCGCAACCCTGAATGCGGGAAACGCAACCCTTTTCAAAAAATCCGTAGACTGGAAAATAAATTGCCTAAGGCCCACCATTTACCAGCAGGCCCCGAGGAAGGACCCAAACGGCCTTTTTAGTCGCAATTTCCCAGGATGCCTGATCTACACGATGACTCGGGCCCGCCCGTCAAGAGTAAAACCGCACAAGCTCATCCAACGCCACTTCGAGCAGCCCCACAGCATAGCTCCGCTGCTGCTTATCCCCCGCATATCCAGACCCAGCCCCCGCCGCCGACAGACTCACACCATCGATCAGCACCGCCTTCGCACACGCCGCCGGCAGCGGACGCATCGCCGTCATCGCATCCGCCGCCCGCTGCCGCGCCGCCTGCCCGGACAACGCCCGACCTTCATCCCAACCGCCGCCGCCCTGCACCCGCTCGCCATAATTGACCGAGCCACTGCGCAGATAGCCCGTCCGATAATCGATAATAAACCGCGCCGCCGCACTCCCCATCGCACGGCTCACCCGCCCGCGATCCATAAGAACCCGCACCGCTGGCGGCAAAGCCTCGGCCAACCGCGCCGCCTGACCGTCAAACGGCTTAGCCGACGCCGCCGCGTCCTGCCCGTGAGCCCGCCACGCACTCCGCCGCTTCTTAAACGCCGTCACCGTCTCGCCCGGCGCGCGCCGATCCCGATAATCGCCCCACTCCGCCGTGATCGCGACCGCCCGCATCACATTGCCCAACCCGCTCATGCGCTCACCTTTCCACGGATCAAACGATCCACCGCCCGCCCATCCCGATCCAACCGATCATAGAGCCGACCCAACGGCACAGACCGCCGCCAAGCCAACCGACCCGGAAATAACGCGACACTGTTTTCACCCCTCACGACACTGTTTTCGAATATCGCGACACTACTTATAAGCTCTTGTTCCTGTTCGCTTTTTTTAAAGGTCAATAGAAAAAAACACCCAAAACAGTGTCGTGTGTCGCCATTCCCAAAAAGCATTCGCAAATTATCTCCCTCAATCGGTAACTCGGACGCCGCATCGACGGGCAGTGGGGAAAAATAAAGTTCCGCAAAGTGGCGACACTCGCGGCCTTGACAAATACAAACACCACTGTGGCCTGACAATATCCGCCCCTTCGGGAAGACAGCAGGCGAAACAGGGCGACACACATCCGAATATCGCGACACCAAATCCATGCCGGATTATACGATAAACGATAAATTGTGGCGACGTCGCCCCGGTGCGCCCTTCCCTGTCTGCCCATCACAAGGGGGCGGGGGCAGGAAAAAGGGCGTCGATAAGGGGGGCTAGGCTGGGGGAGCGGGGGCGAAATCGGGCCAAAACCGACCCAGGTCGCACAAAAAAGCCCGGATCAGCAGAGCCAATCCGGGCGATAAGGGGGGTTAGACGCGGCGACGCGCAGCAGGGTGGCGAAGCGCGCCGCTATCGATGCTGAACGCCCGGATTGGGTACACCCACGACGGGCGACGCCGCCTCGATGATGGCCCAAATACGGTCTTGTGATAGGCCGTAATGCCGCGCCAACGCCGCCACATCGACCGCCGGATCACGCCGCCGGATCGCCGCCAATTCGCGCCGGCGGGCCACCTCATGCGCGGCCTGACACGGCCCGCAGGTCACGCCCGTCTCCACGGCCAACGGCGTCGAACAATGCCGACACCGTCCCGTCTCGATCGCCTCACCATTCACGGTTTTATGCGGCATGGTCTGTCCTTTTACTGCGCCGTCGCCCCATCCGGCACGGTCGCGCGCGCAACGGCCGGAATAAACGCGACCTGATCCGCCGCGTCCACATCATCCCTGCGCAATAATTGCAGCACCAACGTGTAAAGCGCCAGCGGACAATGGTCCAGCTGGACGCGCCCGCGCGTATCGATCCAGATTTCGGGCTCGCCATCATGGCCACGCCCTTCAATCCGCCGCAGGCCCAACACATTGCAGGCCATACCCAATACCGACGTCGATTCGGGCGTCGTGTCGCGGGACGGGCTCGGCCCGGGGTTTTCAAAGGGGACGGGAACCTCGCTCGGAACGGCGCGCTCAGACATGACGGCCATCCGGCGCGGTGGTCTCGATCAGAGACGCCCGTCCAGCCAGCAGCGCAATGACAAGGTCCTTGCAGGCTTGCGTGTGCCCATCGCCACTGATTTCGTCGGAAACGTCAATCGAGATACGACAGCCGCGGCTGTTCGTGAATTCGGTGCGCCGGAAGCCCAGCGCGCGGCACGCATTACCCAGCAAACTGCCGGGCAGCGGGGTCGTGTCGATGGGAATGGGATTCGTGGATTGTGTGGTCATTTTATGGACTTTCGATAACCACCAGTTGTCAATCTGGTGGGCGGATGAACCGGGGTTGACAAACCAAAGCACGCGACCGAAAGCCGGAATCGCGGCCCGGCAGCCCCGAAGGACTCCCCAGCCACCCGCCCATAAAAGACGAATTCGCAATAACGCGAGGCAATCTGCGCGCGAGCTTGTCAAGACCCGGACGTTCCATCGGAACGCCTCGGCGGACTCCCACACACCAGTGCCATCTGTCAAGCTACACAATCCACGCCGCAGTCTCGACCAGAAAAACAGCCCGTGTTTCCGGTATAAATGCCGAATTATTCCGCTTTTCTATTGACATATGCCGGATTTTCCGGCATTAAAATAGCATGGACGGGCAATGAAGCCCGCCCAATAAAACATAGAAAGGATGGTGATTATGGAATGAAAATCCCACGGTTGTTTAAGCTGACGGTCAAGTTTTTAGGGTTCAAACTGAAACTGACCATCAAGTTCTAAACGAAGCAGTGTCCCCTACGGGGGGCGCTGCACCGTGACTTTCATTTAATCACCATGATCGAAAAATGCAAGACACCCATAAAACATCAGACGCCACCGACTTCGCGGCCTGGATGGCCGAGATGGACTTCAACAGCCATGGCGGCCAAGCCAAAGCGGCCGAGGCGTTGGGCAAAAGCCGGGACCGCATCCGTGACTATCAAAACGGCGCGGCCATCCCGCGTGACACGCGCCTCGCCATGACCGCCTTGGCGCAGGATCTCCACCCGTGGGACGCCAAAACCCACGGCCTACCCAAACTCCATGTCGGTCTCAGTGTCGATTGGGGCGGCAAGCGGGGCAAAGACGGGGGGAAAAGGGGCGGCAAAAAGGGCCGCGAGAAAGCTTAAAACAACGCCCACGCCGCACCGCCGACAACGACGGGAATGGCCCACCACTGCGCCCCCATGATCCAGCGTTCCCGCCGGGTCATCAGGCTCATCCGGTGCATCTCGATCTGAATATCGGCGCGTTCATGCCCCGACACACCGCGCAAGGGCGGCGGGGGCCCGCCCTGCGCCACATCCGCCAGCCGTCGCCGCTCCAACCGCGCCACAAGCCGGTTATGCGCCAACAGCGCATTGGCGACCATCGCCGCCGCCAAAACCAGCAGCAGCCCCCAAATCACGGCGCAGCGGGCGCGGCGGCAAACACGTCATTCAGCCAGCTGGCGATTCGCACACCGGACTGGCTCAGGCGCAAATCGACGGTCGCCTGATGATCAAACACATAATTCCAGCGCAGATCTTTGCGCGCCTCACCCGGATAAACACCGGGCCGCAGCGCCACGCTCTCCGCGATCCACACGCGCGGATCCGGATCGTCCCACGCGGACGCCTGCTCCGGCGTGATCCGGCGTGACAGCCCCTCGGCCATTTCCGTGTAACTCAATTGCTGATGATCAACGATCTTCGTGTCCCAGATTGTGTGCAGCCGCGTCATGTCGCCAAACCATTTGATCTGCACGTCATTGCCGCCCCGGTCGTCGCCGTTGCCGGCATGCAGCGGCTGATGCAAATCGCCGATGATGTGAACCGCAAACCGAAGCGCCCGCTGCCGCTCCGCCAGCGGCAGGTCCGGGTTTACGATCTCCGCGCGAAACCGCGCCAATGCCGTCACAGAATCGCCCTCATCCGGCGCGACGGCCGTGTCATAGCTCTCTCCGTCCGGCACGGTGACATAATGCCAAGGCCCCGCCTCCCGCCGCCAAAAACTCTCATTCGAACTGCGCATGAAATCGGCCCACACCGACCCTTCCGCCAAGGTCTCAACCCCAACCAGCGCCGCAACACCGGCCCGCGCCTCCGGCGACAAATACGCCTCCGCGATCGCCCCGCCGACCCTGTGCCCCGTCTTCCCCCACGCCCAGGCGGAGGCCGGCAAGACCCCGCAAAAACAGACGGACAACAAAAACAGAATCAAAGTGCGCATGCCGCCTCATAACACATCACAGCACCCCACCCCGAATAAAACTGCCCAGATATTGCCCACACCTTTGATCAAACAGGCCCAAAAACACGCCTCTTTTCGCATGTTTCGACACCAATAAAGCAGATGAAAACACCGCTAAAGCTGCGCTTAATATTTGATTTTAAAGAGAAAATCCGTGGTGGGCGATACTGGGATTGAACCAGTGACCCCTACAATGTCAATGTTCGGGATCTGTTTATATAAGCGATTGAATTATCGAATATTTTTCTAGGAACACACCAAAATTGCCCAGATATTGCCCAACTTAATCCTGGAACCAACCATGGTCCAACACCCGCTTCTTTATCTCTGGGCTAGCGACGTGTGTGTAGTTCTGTACCATCGCAACGGTCGACCAGCCACCTTTTTCCTGTAGCTTCAGCAGATCCGGATTGACTGAATATTGCCACGTCGCCCAAGTGTGCCGGAACGACCGAATGCTGGTGCGCGGAAGGCCCACACGCTTTGTCAGCCGGTCCAGCCGTCGCTTCGGCCCGTAGTAGCGTTTGTCCGGCGACTGGGAATAGGGCTCACCATTGCCATCAAGCCAGACATGAACGTCATCTGCCCCGCGCTCTGGCAGCGCCGCGCGGCCACGCGCACACAGATCGAAACTCCGGACGCGGCCACCCTTGGTTTTCCAAAAGACGATCCGCCGTCCATCCAGCCCCACCTGCCCCCAAGTCAAAGACATGACTTCCGATGTGCGCGCGCCGGACGCCACGCAAAATGTGATCAGCGGCGCCATCGGACCAGCCGCCGTGATTAACGCCTCGATCCGTTCCGGTTCATACCACTCATAGGCCGACTTTTCTGTCTTGAGCTTCCGAATCTTGATCGGCGGAGCGAGCTTTTCCTCCGCCGCGTGGGTCATGATCACGCTGGCGAGCGCGAAATATCCACGGTTGATGGTGGACGCGGATTGAGTCGGAAATAGCTTGCGCGCTTGACGGTGAAGATATCCATTGGTGATATCCGACAACGCCGTATCGCCGATCGCATGGATCACCGTGTCGAAATAAAAATAAAGCGTCGAGTTCCCGCCGGCTTCGAGCCACAGCGCAGCGGCGTCGCCAAAGGTCGGTTCACTTACCGACCTTGACGCCTGCCCTGGCAAGGCGACTCCGTGAACATCGGCGAAGATGCTGACTTCGAGTTGCTTGAGGATCGCGCGCGCCTCTGTTTTGCTGCGAGTTCGCGCGCTCTGGTCGATCCGGACGCCGTGGTGCGTGCCGCGGATACGCCAGATACCGGACGGCCTTTGATCGAGCGTGAGCATGATTGTGCGTTAAGCTGCCCGATAATCATTTGCAAATGACGTTCTGTGAACCGCCGCGCGCCTTTGCCATTCGCCCCAGTCCGCAGACAGGCGCCCAATTCATCCGATAATGTCCGCAGGCGCCGCTGCGATAGACCCAAAATATCCATCGCCTGATCTTCGCTGATCGTCTGATATTTTTCGGCCCAGGCGGGGGTCAAGTTTCACCCGTCCTCAAAATGAGCTGACAGAGATAGCCACGCGACCGCGCCTGCCATTGAGCAAACCCCGTTACCGCATGCCCGTAATCGGTCCACCCGCGCGGCCAGCCCATTAGCCACTCGACAAAATATGGATTGAGCCGTTTCTTGCCAACCCGAATGACCCACGCGCGCAACTGCTTGCGCGATCGAACCCGAGGACGTGTCCAGATCAGCAAGGCTCGGCGCAGAAAACGGGTATGAGGTGAGAACATGCTCCCATCGGGCACTTGACGGCCCCGGGGCGAAATAGGGAAGCCCTGCTCCGTTGCATAATCCAAGCGGTCCATCCGGCTCTTGCCGTCCACACGCGTCACACTGTCCGGTGATGACCCCTTGAACATCACCACGCACGGCATTGGCCACGTCTCCGCCAGAGCCATCACCCGACGGCTGAAGTCGCTGTTGCCCGCCATGCTGTTGCCGTTCTGTGCGGGGGTTCCCGCCATTGGGGTCGGCCATTTGTCCACTTGGTCGTTCAGGGTTTGGCTCCGCGCCGGATCGTCCCAGCGGTGCGCCTCGCCCGCCCGAAAATCTCGTGTCTGAGGCGTTGCCCAAAACGCAACCTCGTCGTTCAGATTGCGCATCCCATGCCCCTGCGATTTCTTTTTTGCGATATATGCTGCTGTGTGAGGCGGAAAGTAATCCCGCGTCACTGGCGTCGCCCATGACGAATAATCGCTCGCGCCTGTGGGATGCGCCCACTTCCTCCGCGCTGAAAATTCCCGCCGCAACGCGGTAGCCCAATCGCTCCAATGCTGGGATGAGCACGGCAAGCTGTCCGTCCGCATTCCCTGTGACGTTCTCTCGGAACACACGGGCAGGCCGCACTTCACGGATGACCCGAACAAGTTGGTCGATAAGGAAACGGTCATCATCGGATCCAAGACCGGAACCGGCGACACTGTTGGGCTGACACGGGTCGCCGCTAATGATGCAATCCACTGTTCCACGCCACGGCTTGCCGTCAAAGGTGGACAGGTCAGACCAGACAGGCGCTGCATGAAGACTTTCGTCTTCCATGCGCGCACCCAAGACTGCGGCGGCTTCGACGTCCCTCTCGACGTGGCAGACTGTGACAGCGTTTGTAACTGCAAGTCCGACAGCAAGGTCGAGGCCTCCGACGCCGGCGCAGATGGACAGGACATTGTAGGAGGAAGGATTAGCCACATCGTCCCTCACCACGCGATCAGGATGCCGTGGAAAATATCCCCCGGCTGGGGCACGAAATAGGCAGTGAAGGCGGCGACATCGGCGAAGCCGTCGGCGCGGGCGAGCGCGTCGATGTCTTGACGCACCCATTCACCCTGCCCGTCGCGGGCGTAGGCAAACACATGCGCGCCGCCGTGCCGGATCTCGATGACATTGACCGCGCGGATCGTCACCGCGCCCAGCTTTCGCTTCTCGGCGGGCACGCGCGACTTCCACCAAATATGCGCCGTGTCACCCGCCGCCACGCGCCGATACGGGGAGCGGGGCGACGAGGCAGCCGGATCAAATTTGCGGATGGTTTGGCGTTTGGGTGGTTCAACATCCAAGGCTGACCGCCCGGTCAAGTCGATGCACCACATATCCGCATCGGCTGATGATCCGTCAACGCCGCCGGTCAAACAGACGCCATAGAGCAACTCCGGCAACATCTCCGGCAACTGAAACGACAACAATATCCCGCTCATGACTGCGCCTCCGCAGCAGGCATGGCGTCATGCACCACGCCATCAAGGAGACGTCCTGCTTTTGATTTGCCGACTCGGTAAACCATTGTTCCGCTCGGAAGAGAAACAGGCGCTTCTCTGATGTATGCAGAGGAATAGTCTCCGCCCTCTTTCCATGTCATGCCATGCGGAAAATATTCGCCCCACTGCTTGAAGAAAAACGGGACGTCCGCATCGGCACATTGGTCACGGATCGACCGCGCCCAATCGGGGTGCATGGGCCGCGCATCGGGACCACTTTCCCCGCCGACGATGACCCAGTCGAGCTTTGGGTGGGCATCAAAAATATGGACCCAGCCTTCATCAGGATCCTGCCCAGGGTCAGGATCAAACACGCACGCACCCCCATGTATCGCGGATAACCAATAGTCTCCTTGGACGGGGGCGTCCTCCGTTCCGGTCCCAGCCTTTTGGATCAGCGTCAAATTCACCGGCCCCAGCAACGGTTCGCACGACACGAACCGCACGGCGGCCGGCGTATCGAGCAAGAGCGGGATGCGCTCGTCTGCGCGGCGCTGATCCTCGACGGACACGCCGAGCCAGACGTTGGGGAGTGGCCACTCTTGAAAACTGAGCTTCCGGCCCTTCGCAATTTGATCGAATACCGAGATACCCTGAACGCGAACATTTAAAATGCGAGAGAATGGATCCGCTATCATCCAATCCCGCATCCGCTCTGGATGCTTGGTCAGCACTTGAAACCGGTGCTGCGGCGCGAGCGCCATGATGGCAAAGACGCGATCGATCTGATCGTCCGTCACTTCCGGATGAAACAAATCCCCCATCGAATTGACGAAATAGGTCGTCGGTTTACGCCGCCGCAGCGGTTGTTCCCACACGGCGTCCGGGGCTTGCCCGACCTTGCCGGTCCAAACGGTCTTGCCATTCACTTTTCGGGTCAGACCCGCATAATGCGGTGTCTTGCCCGTCGCTTCGTTCATCGCTTCCAGCCGCCCAGCCATCGCCATCGCGTAACAATTGGTGCAGCCTGGCGACGTCACCGCACAGCCGACAAGCGGGTTCCACGTTGCGTCTGTCCATTCGATCTTGCTCATGATGATAAACCTTCACATTTTGACAGGGCGCCCAGGGCTTGGGCGGTGGGGGTGCAATTGCCGGGGGTGAGATATCCGGCTGCGATCAGGGCGGGCGGGCGGCGTTCGATGCGAGCCGCGCCGACGGCCGTCGCCGACAGCTCTCCCCGCCAATGCCGGATCACATCGCGGTCGCGGGGTGACAGGGTCGCGGCGGTCATGGCGCTGCCTCTGCCAGGGCTTTGTCGCGCGCTTCATTGATCTTGCTCATATCCTCGGTCGATCCGCCGGGGCGATCCGGATGATGGGTCAGCGCAAGGCGCTTGGCCGCTGACTTGATGTCGGCCGCGCTGGCGGAACGCGGCAATCCCAACACGGCGAACGGATCCCCGTGACCGGCGGGGGCGGGCAGGCCTTTGTGACCTTCGAAACTGGCGCGCAGGAAGTGCAACCCGCCATGCCGGAAATCTGTCCGCCGCGCTTCGATCAACATGTGGATCGCTTGGACGTTATGGGCGACGGTCCGGTACCGATCACAGGCAACACATTGCGGGCGATCGTCCCAGTGGAAATAGACCGCGACGGCAGGATCCGCAGGCGCCCGACCGGATAAACCGCCGACATTTGAGCTGATCACGATCTGATTGACATCGATGCGCTTGCCCGTGTCGTCACCCAAAAGGCGCAAAGACCGGCGCACATTCTCGACCGCCTTGTGCAGCGTCGTCTTGAACTGCCCCTCAACAGGGCGACGGGTCCGGACCCGATCGATGGGCCACGCGAGCGGGAATTCAGTGGGGGCAGTCATGACGGGTGCACCGTTTTGGCAAAAGAGTCTGCCGCAGATTCGGTCTCGAACTCGGAGACCTCAGAGCAGCCATCGCAGTCAACCCATCTGACTGCCCAGACCGACGGCAACCGCTGCAGGACACCGATCTCAATAATCTGACATTCGGGGTGTTCCTCTAGGACCATCTCGGCCTCATCGAAACAGGTGTGCCATTCATCGCCGTGGTAATATTTCTGATCCGTGTTCTTTCGACTTGGTCCAAGGACGCTCTTGTTGGTTTCCATCTCTCTCTCCTTCACTCGGTTTGTTGTCCGGCGGTCGCGCCGAGTGGCGCGCGACCTTCGGTGTGAGCGGGGTTTGATCCCCGGATCAAATCCCAGATCACACCCTGAGCGGCATGATCACGTCGAGCGCGTCGGGGTCGTTGGGGGTGGTTAGGCGGGCGGGGGATTTGGCGTCGCCCAGATCGATGATGACGGTGTCCGCGCCGTTGGCGGACAGGGCCTCGGCCAGATATTTGCCGTTGAACCCGATGGTCACTGGATCGCCGTCCAACGCGCTTGCGATGTCTTCGCGGGCGTCGCCCGCCTGCGTCGACACCCGCAGCGTCACCGTGTCTTTGGCAAAATCAAACTGCACGGCGCGGCTTTTCTCGGTCGACAGGATCGACACGCGCGCGGCGGCAGCCGACAGGGCGGCGCTGTCCACGGTCGCGGTTTGGAACGGGCCTTTGGGGATGACGCGGTCATAATCCGGGAAGGTCCCGTCGATCAGCTTGGACAGCAGCGTCCGGCCCCCGGCCTCGATCCGGATGCGCGCGTCGGACACGGACAGGCTGACCGCGTCATCATCGATCATGCTGTCCAGCCACCCGCGCAGGATCGACACGGTTTTGCGCGGAACGATCACGCCGGGGAAGT